CCCCTCCAGCATCTTTACCTGATTATCTGAAAGCTTCATTTCTTATCCTCCTTTTTTCATCCATATAACGTGTATAAATATCTGTTTCCCTATCATTAGAATTGATAGGGATGGAAACACCATCCCTATCCATCCATAATTCATCGCTCGATGCCAGACCGCACCGGACCATTCTCGCCTTTTTGATAGCTTTCTCCAACAACATGGATACCGGAACGTGCATCTCTACTATTGTTTTTCCAGATTCCATTCCGTAATTATCCTATTATAAATTTCACGCGTCAAATAAATATCATACATGGCGTCATGCAGTTTCGATTCGTCTATCTGTATCCCTACCGTTTTCGCCACGGTCATCAGCTTAAAGTTCTCCATTGTAGACCTTACACCTAAAAGTCTGAGAGTGGCCAAAACCATTACATCTATGCTGTTCGGCCAGAAATAACTCCCAAAATATTTGTCCCCATTCTGCACAAAGAATGCCCTCAGGAACTGATTGTCAAATGGGGCGTTGTTGTATCCGGCCAGGATCATCTTATCCGTTTTGTTGTACTTATCTACATACTTGTTCAGCATGGCCACGAATTGTCGGTAAACCACATCCATCTCGGGGTAAGACATGATTTGCTCCATTGTTACCCCGCCCACTTCCAATGCCTCCTTTTCTATCTCAGCCTTGGGATTAGGCTTTACGTGGAAGTTGAATTCCTCAACCGCCTTGCCATCTATTTCTATCATTCCGGAAATCTGGTGTATCCCGTTCTTCCAGAATTTCGTGCCTGTCGTTTCCAGGTCGTAAAACATTATCTTACTCATATCTCATTGTTTAATACATTGTACATTAATTGATTGATTGATTCTTGTTGCTTCTCGGTCAAGCAATCCCCTTGTCCGTGAAGTATCGGGCAGTAAAGCAGATCATCCTTATCTTCCGATGCTCCGAATTTCCGGCATATCCACGGTCTACGATCATAGATATTGCAGAGGTTCTTTTCCGTAAGGTACGGACACCTGCCGTCAGACGTTATGCCTACTACCATTTTCCTTAACTCTTTCCGGTCCGAGACGCACTCCCAACGCAAGGGTTGGGTGACTATCCTGTTCCGTGTAGCGGAAACCAAATCCTGTGGGAGCGGGACATTGTAACAACAATTCCCGCATCCCTTACAAACATTCCCCTTTTTCATATCTCATAATTTATTCATATCATTTATATTATTTCTTTTTGAACCATAAATCGTTTACATCTACGCAATTCTATCTTTTTATAAGAAATATCTCTTGGATTTTTTCCATTAATATCTCTTACATTAAAACTACCAGAAACTCTTCTACCATATATAAAATAATATTTATTATTAAACATTATCCTATCAAATAATCTGAACCCAAATACCTCAAATGGAGATTGATTTATCTTTTTCTTTCCTCCCTTTAATATTTTGGCTTTATGTATTTGACGGTTATGCCTTCTAACCAATTTTACTTTATAATAGTAGCTCAATCTTTTAGCATTGAAGTTTTTGGAAATAACAAATGCGTCTGCTACATGGGATTTACTAATGTTGTTATTAATCCGGTTATATTTTGTGATATAGCCAAATGTCATATCTATATTTGAATAAACAGATTTCAAGGAATTATGAAGCTTCCACTTCATAATTCCCATCTCCGCCGCATCTCGCAAAGATTTTCCTCGCTTCGCCTTTAATTCAATATCACCCCTATGGTATGCCTTATGGCATGTTTCACACAATGTGATAAGGTTTGATGGCGAATCTCCTCCGGTCTTGCGTGACTCAATATGATGGACATTTAGGATCGGGTCTTTTGATCTGCCTTTACAATGCTGACATTTGTGACCATCCCTCGCCAACACATACTCTCTTACGTTCCAGAATCCCAATTGATCACCTTCCTGATATTCTTTTCCTGATATGTCGGGATTCTTCATCTTTTGGGTATCAAACTGAGCAACTTCTATAATAATATTGGAAATTGGAAGTATAGAACATATTCGCTCAACAACCCTCAAATGAGCGTCTACTTTATACTGAACCGAAGGTGCCACCCATCCGGGACGCTTTGATTTAATCCTGTTGTCAAACCTTGGCTTTCTATATCTCAATCTGTTTCTTCTTGTTCTCCGTTGCTCTCTCCTTGTAGCCAAAAGATCTACAATGTCATTCCTCAGAATAACTTCACTTGCGTAAAGCTCTTTGCTTTTCGATGTCGCTGATAATCCTATATGTTTAGTACCAGCATCAACGCCTAACACTACTTCTTGTTTGTAATTTGTAGAAGCATATACCAATCGGATAGTAAACGGGCATAGGTTTATCACGACTGCTTTATGTTCCTTAAGCAGCCGTCTAACCTTTCCATGCCTTGTCGTAGGCATCATAGGTTCACCGTTTATGTCCTGTATATATACCATTTACTACAAACTAATTTAAAATGTTTATTCAACATAAATCGATATTTCTATCGTTAGCACCCATCGCCAATGTTATCAGGGGTTTTTGTAAGCAACACTGTTCCTAGAATACCAGAACTGTTTAATCACTTACCTTAGAGCTACAGACTTGGATGAACATCCGTAGGTAACTATATCATTCCCAAATAACGTAGTCTCTGTCTCAAGACTTAGGCTAATAATCGGACTAATTTTAAATCAGTATATAAAATATATTCTAATATCGAATATTTTGAATATAGATTATATTATTCTCGATTATCCATTCCAACACTTGTCTTATTGGTTCTTTTGGGGTGACGTAATAATCAGCCTCATGCTCGCGCCTATCGGACCCTCTATTCGTCGAACTCATAACCCAATTCTTTCATTCTATCTTTTAATACTTCTATTGTTGTATCTTTCCCAAAATAATCCAAGGAGGCTTCCAAAACCGATTTTAACGCATCCTCTAAATTATTTCCATAACTTATATCCACCACGGCATTAATACCGCTACTTGTGGAGCAACATTTAACCTCGTCTGCATAAAATTCAAATCTTGCCATAATTGTAATGTTTTTAAAGTTTATAATTCTTTCATCTTTCGTTTTATTATTAAATCAGCGAAATCATCACCATCATTTAATTCATCCATATCTTGAAGAATATTGGATACCGTGATTTTGTATCCCGGCAGCTTTTGGTTTATGGTATTCACCCATGTATCAAAAGCCCCTCCCTTGTCCGGATAGGCTACAACCTTCCGTCCTCTCAGTACTTCCATAA